CCCATGCAGTCTCGTCGGCCCCACGACCTGACGGATCAACAAAGAGCATCTTTGACTCGTAGTGTTCCCATTCTTTGTCCACGAACAGTGGTCGCAGAAAGTGGTCTCCTGAGAACCCGATGTTCGGGATGTCTCGCACAAGGTTCTCCTTGTCGTTCTCACGGCCCCACTGGACTTGCAGCGGAGCTTTGAGCGGACTCAGAGCCATGACGATCAGGTCATGCTGCTTCAGTGGGTAACGCTCGGCATCCGACAGACTGGTGTCCAGCATGTATTGCAGAGCGAAGGCCGACCGACCTTTCGACTCGATACTAATTAACTCGTCCTCACCGAAGCGTGTGTCTGTCGATTCACCGTATGTAATCTCTTCGTTGGCGAACTGGTCCCGCAAGTAGTGAGCCAGTATGTCTACCTCAAGACCACTGTTGACGTAGGTCAGGCGGTAGTTGCCCAGCTTGTCAGCGGTGGGATACCTGACGGGTATCGTAAAGCACTTAAAGTCCATCTCCTTGACCAAGACGTTGTAGACGGACTCTTCGGTCTGGGGAGTCCCAAGGAATATGATGTCTCCCTTGCCGTGTTCTGTCTTCGTGATAGGCACAAAGTCATTCTGCACGATGCGGATGATCCGCTGCCTAGCGTCTTCGGTCAGCGAGTTACGCTCGACCTCGATGTCGTCAGCAATCAACAGGGTCGCACGGCTACCTGTGATCTGACCTGTGATACCTCTAGCTGCTACTGAGTACGACTGAGACAATGAGCCACCGGCCACGTCGAACTGGTCAGCCATATCTCGTCGTGTAGCACCGGACTCTCTCGGACCTTTAAGCAGCCACTGGACTAACTCCATGCTTTCGAGAATGCCTTTAGTCTGCGCCACGAACTCTTTGGACTTAGAGCCGGTCGCAGAGACGACCATGATCTTCTCGTCACGCGGGTTCCGCATGAGCCGCCAGATTGCGTAGACCGACGTGATGTAAGACTTACCCAGCGACCGGAAGCATCTGATGATGTCCTCACGCGGCAGCTGCTGTTGTAGGTTCTCGCGTGGCATCTCTTCGCTGCGCTCTGTCGAGTCAATCCCATACTGCAACCTATGGGCAATCTCGTATTGCGCCCGTGTGGGCGAAGGCAGTCCTAGATGTTGCCACGCGAGAAACAGGAAGTTTCTAAAGTCGTCGAAGGCCGGATGAACTTCTTCCGGCATGGTCTCGATCCAGTGTGGCTTACCGTTTAGCTGTAGGGGGTTGAGCATTCAGGGCTTGCGCTTTGCAGTCTTCGCAGCGTTCTTAAAGTTCTTAGCGGTTGGTGCGCCTTTCTGCCCTGGCTTCCGCATAGTGGCTTTACCAGCAGCCACTCGTTTTCGTTTAGCATGGATGTTGGCATACAATCCTTGTTTAGCCATTAGGCAAGCCTCACGTTTGTGTTGAACGGCATGTTTGCTCTGTAGTCTTTGAGGTTGTCGCTGATGCGTTGAGCAGTCGGCAGGTCTTCTAGCTGCTCCGCTGGTGGGAACTGCTTGAGAAAGTTGACCATCGCTGAGACCATTGCTGGTGACAGTTCGTCTTCTTCAGCAACAATAGTCAGCAGCCGGGAGCCGAGAGCATCGCGTAGCTGCTCTGAAGGCGTTGTCATTAGTACCCCTTCTTCTTGGTCATTTTCTTTCCGGTTTTCTTTGCATACGTTGCAGCCTTCTTCTTTCCGGCTTTGCTGTAAGCAAACGATTTCTTTCCTACTTTCGGCACGTTAGTCTCCTTATGCGATTAAGAACGTGTTGTTTCTCTACGTCGGTGTAGTCACGCCACTCGGCTATCTCGTCTTGTGTCCTGAGACACCCAACGCAGACCATATGTGTCGATTGATTGACGAGGTGACACTCTCGTTTGCATGGACTTTCAGTCACGCAAAGAACATCAGCAGCACACGTCGATCACCGTCGCTGGGATCAACGGCATGTTCGAGGTCACTGCTGTAGAGCAGCATGTCGAGGTAGTGGCTGTAGCTTCCATCGCGTGTCTGGAAGTTGCCGCCAGTAAATTTGTTTGGATCGGTCAGTAGTATCGAGGCGCTGTATCCGCACCACTGCATGTGACCGTTGTTGCCTGTGTCAGTGTGCCAATCGTGTCCGTCAGGCTTCGCCTCGACCACACAATAAGCCGGATGTTGTGTTCCGACCTTGGCATAGCGCCGGATGGTATCGACGATTGGTTCAATTAGAGGCTCGAAGAAGTTTCTGGGTCCGACTTGAGCAGCTATTGCAGCTGCCTGTTTTTCAGTCAGTACGTTCTTGAGGTGTCGGAACATTTTTAGGACAGTTACCGTATCTCTCGAAAAGACACATCTGTGCTAGAGACCCGCCGCACTTTGGACATTTAGGATCGACAGCTGTACCGAAGCGCACGGGATTACTATTTGTCGCCATCACGCCAATTCTTAATACCTTTTTCGGCTCCCCTGGAGACGATGTAGCCGCCGATACCAATCTGGAGGAGGCCCCACATGTCGGGAGGTATATCCAAGGATACAGCCGGAGCGCCGAAGGTCTGTAACCAAGGCACGGCGATGTAGTTGTTAATTACGATGACGACGAACGACATCATGGTCACTGGTCGCCAGTTACGCTGAAGCCAACTTTCGCCTTTTGCTTCCGCGACGACCACTGATGCAGCAGCCTTTTCGATTTCTGAACTGTGCTGGAGCATCTGAGCCTGAAGCTCTGCCTTCACTTTGTCTTTCTCGACGGTGTCGGGCAGCACCCGGTCGAGTACGTTACCGACAACGGGTAACAGGCTGGTGATTAATCCAATCATTCTGCTTTCCTTGTGTCGCTGACAGGCACATGTTTGCCATTATGAATGTGTAGTTGGTGGTCCATTTCTTTTCGCAACTGCTCACAGTCTCGCAAAAGCGTTGCCATCGTCATGTGATCGCGACGGAGGTTATCCGGCGACGACATCTGGGCCAGTATGTTGATCCGCTGCTCCTGCTTTTCGGTTCTTGTGTCGAGTGAATCGATGCGTCGATCCATGCCTCGAAGGCGCTTCTCCATGTCGGCTACGGCTTCTAAGATGACCTTGATTTGCATTTTGCCGACAGCAGCAGCCCCGGCGACACTAAATAAAATGCCGCCAAGGGTTATAATCAATCGGAGATCAATAGCTCCTTCCACGGCTCACCTTCTGTCCCGCAGGACTTGGCTCAACGAACGTCCAGCTTTCCCCCATCATTATGATGCAGAGAGCGCCGTTTAGTTCTGGCGGTGACAGTGTCAGCATCCAGTAGCCTTCTGACGATACAGACAGTTTCACTAGACCTCCCTCCCTAATGCCGACGCCTCTGACGTGTTCTATTGGCTCAAAGACTTTCGCCTGTTCTGCGCCAAGGCAGTTGTATTCGTTCGAGTTAACGGGAGGCACAAAAAAGGCCGTCAGAATGACAGCCATCAGGAAAACGACAAATGGTCGGGCGGTCATCAGCCGAGTTCCGGCCAATCAAACAGGACGCCTGACTTCGTGCTGCTGCCGTCATCTTCCGCTGTATACGTTAGGAACAGCGCAGCTACCGCATCAGTGTCAGCGGCAGCGGTTATAGCCGTCTCCATATCTGTCGCCTTGGTGCGAATAGCCGCACGATACGTTGCAATGTTCGCCGGTATAGCATCTCCGGTGTCAGCGTTGCGGATCACGGCCCAGTCAGTTTGCGCCAACAGTGAACCTTGCTGCGATTTGACTTCAGCGATCAGGTTCGACCTGACGCCCTTGGTAACCATCTGCACGCCGTCGTCGTCCAGCAGAGGATCGCCGTTCTCGTCTACCTCGTCTACATCATCCAGCGCCTTGGCTGTAGAGGTAACCGTGCCGTCATCGCTGTAACCCCAGTTGTACAACACACTGTTAGGGTGCGGCTGCTGCACGATCTCGGTGATACCAATTGCTGTTTTCTGCTCTACAGAATAGGTGTACCAGCTACCCGGATAAACCGTGCCATCTGCATCAGTAAACTGCTGACCGGGACGAATGGTTTTTCCATTGCATTTATAAATTGATGTCATGATTTATCCTTATCTTGCTGTAGCTGGTGCAACGCCGTCACCGCCAAATGGGTGTTCTGCGAATGCCATGTATGTAATAGTATATCCGTTGCCATTAACGCTGCCGGACGCATCTCGCACTTTAAACCCGTTGCTCAGAAAATCTATCTCATGGTCGGCATCGGCTTCTACGGCTGTTAATTCTGCGAATAGCTGATCCCCTACAGAGTTTCCACCACCAGAAGCTGACCTATCCGTATCCAGTAAGCCCCAGCGTGTTCCAGCAGTAGTTGATTTATACATAATCCATTTTGGTTTAAACCCCGTGTACACAAAAGGACCATCTGTTGCCGATCCATTGCCGATGTAATTCCCGAAGCTGCTATAGCCGGGGATTTCTGCAAATGCGTACATCACATAAGTTGCGCCGCTCCCGTTCGTAACTGGATGGTCATGTAATTCAACAACGCTTGATGTTGGCGCTGTATTGTTCCAGTAGATGTCTAGGGTATACGGTGCGACTGTTGAATTCATATACATCGCCTTGTTCCAGCCAACGCTGTCATGACCAAAAATCCAAGATTCAGCATTGCTTCGACTTTTTACTATGACAACTTTTGGTGCTATACCAAGCCCATGTGATACGGTAGCGCCAACCGTAGCGTTTCCTGTGTATGTACTAATACTAAAGCCTGCCGTGGTATTAACGGATGTAGCCGTTGTATTGATGCTGCCATCGGTGTTGCTGCTGCCAGCGCCGTTAGCTTTCCACTGCCATGCAACGTAGGTTTCGCCTGATTGGTTAAAACGGTTGTCCGCAGTCCCTACGCCTGTACCTTGGAGTGTAAAGCCATCAGTATCAAAAGACGTTAGTGCGCTTGTTGTGCTTTCAGCATTAGTCAGAGAAGTATAAAGCTCTTTTGTATTACCCCGAACAGCATCGTAAAGAACATGGTTGCCACCAGCGCCTAACGAACGGCTTTTTACCCAGAGCCAATCGGGTTGAAAAGTACTGTTGCCAGATTGGTTTACTTCAAGGGTCGAACTATTGCCCGTATAAAGCGTAGGCTGGAAATACGCCGACCCATCTTTGATCGATGGTGTGGGAAGGTTGGCGGTGTTTAGTTCGCTATAGCTGGTCGGTTTAGTAAAGGTATATCCCGACTGCCCAAAATCTACTGTTGCATACGGATTTCCGCTTGATGCGTTAGGGGCGTGAAAAAATGTAAGACCATATGAACCATAAGTTGCTAGATACGCAGAGATGTCTAATCCTTCTGATGGGATTTCTGGATCAGCTCCGATCCCAGCATGACCAAACCACGTTACGCTGCCGTCGCCAACAAACGCCGTGCCTACAAAGTATCTTTCATTATCCAAATCAATAGCGTGGCACATATATATTTCGTTTGTCGAATAAAGTGTCGAGCCGTCTGGCTCGGTGACGGTTGCAATTGTAGTTCCAGACGCAGCGTAGAAACCAAAGGTGTTTCCACGGCTTATTCCAAGCCCGTAGTTAGGTGTGTTCGTAGAGTCCTGTGAGCCATAACTAAGAGCGGCGGCGGCGTTAGTTATTAACGATCCGTCGTTTGGCACAAATCCCTGCGCCATGTAGCTGCCATAGCGATTGCCGACCAGCGTTTCGATGTACCATTTGCCAGTGGTCGGCAGAGACATTGTTGCTGCCGCACCCGACCAATATCCAGCAGAGTTACATTTTAAATTTCCGTTGGCTAGTGTAACGCCGTCCAGGTTAATTGGCGAAAATGTCGGGAAGTTATTAGTCGGCGTATCCAGCATCTGATCGTCGCTGGTCAGCCCTGTTGATGTCCAATCATTACCATTGCCCGAATAGTCAGCGCCCAGATCAACGGAGTTCTCACCAGTGATGTAAAAGCCGTTGGTGCCGTATCCAGCGGCATTGGTGTAGGCAATCGGCACCCACACACCGTCGTCGTTGTACTCCCCAAAAGAAGTTGCATCTAATGCAGTACCATCAACAAAGTTGATTTCGGACATATAGCCCTCAAAAGTTTCCGACCCTGCGTAAGATAGTCTGCCAAGATCATGCTCTACGGTATTGTTGACCGCAAATTCACGGTTTAGCGAGGGGTATGTTGACGAAACAATATCTGTAATCTGAGCGCCATTTAGATAAACTTTAGCGCGATCAGCCGCCGTGCCGTCAGTAGTATCCATGCGAATGACAATGTGATACCACGCGCTTACATCGCGTAGCAGAGGCGCATATCTAATTGACATCGTCGAGCTACTTGCAACCAAATACAACTGGTCAGCATTTGTAGAGGCACCATCAATTCTGAGATGTAGATAGTTAGTTGAACTGGCATCAGCCCCAAAAATAACAGCGTCTGCGCTACCAGCAAGTGTCGCTAACTTGCTTCGTTTAATCCAGCCACTCCATGTCCATGTACGACGATCTGATGCGCTGCTAGGTGTCCGGTTTAAGTAGCCAGTCGTAGGTGACGGAAACCGGATCGACTGGTCAATCTCGTACCCGCCAGCCGAGACCTTAGTGTTGCCCTGAATAATGGACATTACGCAAACACCGCACTGGTGACGACGTATACGTTTGTGCCATCGCTGTAATAACTGAGCCAATACACACCGGCCACGCTGATTGTCGTTGCCAAGTTAGCATCGCCCTTAGTCGTAGCTGCCAGAGAGATCGCGCGACCACCAGTGTTGACCAGCAAAATATTTCCGCTCTGGCCCGGAGCAATGCTCGCGAACGTCAAAGTACCTGCCCCAGTCGGTGTACTTTTAAAATTATTCGTTACGGCAAGATCAAAGTTCAGGTCATTATCAATAATCTGTGTGCCACGTTGGGCAGCGGTAAAGTTCTGGACAACATCAGTTTTGGCGGTATCTGCGTCAAACGCCTGTACGTCCGACCCAATAGCTACGCCCAAGTTGGTCCTAGCCGTATCTGCATCAGACGCGCCCGTGCCGCCGCTTGACACAGAGATAGGCAGCGAAATCGACGCAGCCGATGCTGCCGCCTCGGACGCAGAAGTCGCCGCGTTTGACGCGCTGCTGGCAGCGTTGGTTGCCTGAGTAGACGCCCCAGTTATCGACGCGATGTTGGTAGCGTTCGTGTTGATTGACGCGATGTTCGTGGCGTTAGTGTTTACGTTGGTAATCGAACCAGCCACTGTGTCCATTGCCGTGACGTTTGCGCTGGTGCCAAGTGTGTTCATATCGGCCACAACGTCTGCCGTTGCCAGCACGTTCATGTCCGCAACGAAGTCGGCGGACGCGACGGTATTAAGATCGGCCACAAAGTCGGCTGAAGCCACTGTATTCATGTCAGCAACGAAATCGGCGGTGCCAATGATCGCCATGTCGGCTACTGCATCTTCTGTGCCAAGGCGTCCTATTTCTGTAATTTTACCTGAGACAGCCGTGAGGTTCGTTTTGTCGCTAGGAGACAGCCAGGTTGTCTCAAGGTAGGCTTTTGTCGCGGCGTCCTGTGCATCTACAGGGTCCGCAACATTGGTAATTCTTTTGTTCTGACCGGCCCATTGATTGTTGGCATCATCAACATTCAGCACCAGTTCCTTAACGTCATTCGCTTCCTGACCAAGATAGAACGCTTGGAGGCTGTCAGTATCCAATACGCTTTCCGACAAGATTGATCCGGTCTGGTAGTCAACTAATCGGGTTGCTGGAGAGGACTCCCGTGTAATGATTACGTCTGAACCGGACGCTGGCATCGAGGTAATCTGAATCCGAGTGTCTGTGAGCCAAGTGAAGGCGGTCGTTGCGGTGCCATCGACCTTAACGATCACATGGGTCTTATTAATGTAGGGGAAGGTGACGTCGAACTGATTTGTCGAACCGTCCAGATTTAGATGAGCGATCCGAGCATAAGCCATTTGTTACCTCATATCCTTGTTAATTAGTCTCCAAATTCCACAACACGATCCCCAACTTGTTTGAGGATTTGGAAAGGGATTAGTTTTGATGCGGCTGCACCTATAGCGTCAGCATCGCCGTACATAGCACCTGCTCCGAGACCGTAGAGGTCAGCCAGCGTGTTACCACTTGGGCCAAACATTAACGCTCCCATACTGTTCTGATTTGCGTATCTGGACGGCGCTGACTTCAGTCCAAACGCAACATTGGCGGCGGTAAATGCACCAGATGCCGGTACGGTCAGGTACATCAAGTATCCTGAACGATCCAAAATGTCGTAAGCCCACTCGCCAGCATTACGTTCTTTGATTTCGCCGGTTCGCAGAAGGTCTTTAATACCGACGACGCCCGTACCGAGACCGGCTGCTAGGCCCATCGACAGGATAGCTTCCATGTCTCCGTAGGAGATTCCACGCTGTAGGGCAGGGGTAATGAACCTGTTGAGAACGACAAAGCCGTAAGTCTGAAACTGAAGCATTGTCTTGTAGAAACCCTGCGACATCAGCAGAGGTGTCTCACCGACACCCGGTGTCATAACTGCCCGGTTTGCTACGCGACGAAGAGCAAACTCTACGTCTTCATACGCTTGAGCGCCTATCTCACCTTCATCGATCCACCGGCTCATTTCGATCTCATAGATGCCGTCTGTCTTTATAGGCTCATGCTTTTCCATCATGCGGCCAATACGGGCGGCTTGTTCTTGACCAATACCTATGCTGGCTAGCTTGCTGATTTCCAACTGTGCCTTCTTGTTTCCGGCAGAAGCCTTCGCCATTAGGTCAGGATACTGCTTCATTAGGCCGACTAGATTGTGCTGCATCTCCATCATGCCGAGAGCTTTGAGACGGGTGTTCCACCAGATCATTCCTGACAGAACGCTGGCGGTGTCGGACATGCCCTGCATCGCACGGTCGATGCCGCTCGTGATGTTATGTTTTGGAGTACCCTGATCGCCAATACCGGCCATCGTCCTGATGTCCTGCACGTCGGCTATCTTGAGGTGGCGGCTGTTGTGAAGAACACGTTCAGAGGTAATCGCCCATCGACGGATTTCATCACTGCTCATACCCTTCATAACCCGTTGCATGGCTTTCCAGTTGTCCGTTGAGAGCGCATGGAAGCCGCTGGTCAGGGCGACGGACGCTGGGTCCGTAAGTGAGGAAACGAGAAAGCCCGCGCCGTACTTAATGAAGTTCCATGCGCGTAGCTTTTGAAGCGACCAGTGGATAAAACCGTCTGGGTCGTCAGGCAGGCCGTGTATTCCCAAATGTTTTTCCCAAGACCCTTGGATATCTTTTATGCGCTCAGTGCGCTCTGTCTCAAGGCGGCGAATGTATTTATCAGGGTTCTTGAGGTCCGTTCGTTTACGAGCCTGTGCAATCATCTGGTCGTATTCGTCACGCACACCGGGGATAATGTCATTGACGTCTTCCGTGCCGAAGACCTTCCGCATAGCAAGACGGGTCGCGATGTCTTCGTGAGCGGAGTGCATGACGCCGTAGAGGTCGTTGCGGAGGAGTCCGAGTCTAATAGCCTCGCGGCGTTCCTCTTTGGTCAGGTGTATCTGACGGTCTTTAGTTCGACCGGAAGCAAAGACTTCTGACTCAAGGATGCCGCGTGGCAGTTTGCTCTGCTTGCCTAGCTTATCGATTAGGTCATCGACGTACATATGTACTGGCAGCTTGGCCTCTGTGCGCTTCAGGCTTTTCTTAGCCTTCCTGACGTTCCGACGTTCCGCTCGCACACCCTTTGCCGCTTCGTTCTTAGCGGCTCGAAGCCCGACTTGGCTTTGTCGAACACGCAGCACAGCTTGGCTGGCGGTATCAACGGCCTGTGAGACTTTAGCAAGGCGAGGCTCAAGGCGTTCAAGACGACTGTCTAGCTTGCTTGTCTGCCGAGCAATCTGTGCCTGACGCTCCTTTAGTTTGGCGAGAGCGCGGCTGTAGACC